ACAGAATTGGATACTGTGTCCTCTTCTGATTTAGTGTGGTAACTATCCATGCTAAATTATTAGCCAAAGAACATGATCTAGGTGGATATACAACTTATGTATTTGAAAACCTAGATGATGCTCCTTTTGGACATAAATATTTAATGCTTACGAGATGGCCTAATTGGCAATGTCGTAACATAGATGTTGGAGAAGTTGGATATGTAACCTACAAAGAAGTAATTGCAGGACAAGATACTTGGTGGGATGGTACTAACTTTATTCCGTATAACTATACAAATATAATATTTATTAAATTTGTTAAAGAAAAACCAGATAATTCTAAAGATATTTTAATATGAAGAAGTTAGAATGAATAATGTATTAGGAGATGCTTTACAGAAAGCATTCGATGGTAAAAAGAATGACTATTCCAGCTTTGTTTGGAAAGGAGAAAAAAGAAAAGAAGGAGATAAATATGTTCAAGATTCAAAGAGACTTGTAGATATGTCTGACGATGAATTAAGACAATGCTATCATCATTGTGAAATTATGTTGGATAATGACAATCCTAGATGTCTTGGACGATATAACGTGCTTGAAGAAATATATGAGCAAATCAAGAAATGTAATGTAGAACTCCTTTTAAGGTATTTTGAAAATGGATACCTTCACAATGAAAATCGTGGGGTGACCAAGAGGTTTACTCTTATGATTAATCTTAGACAATTAATGCAAAACAATCCAGAAATCACTGATTGGAGTCAAGTTCCTATAAGTTCTATTTCTACAGGATTACCTGATGAATTTAAGGAAGTATATATTAGTGATGTTTTGGATGGATGTATGGACACCTTAGGTGCTTTCGATAAACAACATCTTACGATGACTTTTATAACCAAAATGGGACTTTGGTTTACAAAAGCAGAAGAAAATGAACTTAAAGCACCATCTAATGCTGAAAGATTAAAATTAGCAAAAGAAAAGCTACATTTACCTGATAAGCTGGTTCTTCGTTTTAGTGAGAAAGGATTATCTTATAAGGAAATGAGAGCTATGTTAACTTTGCCAAAGAGACAGAAATATTCTGATATGACTACTGAACAACTTATTACTTTAAGTCGTAAAGTATTGTTAAGATTCTCTAGAATCGTTGATGGTCATATCTTTAGTTGGAGAAGACTAATGAAACAAATTGAGCTTGTGGCAAAAAGCAGAGGCATTGATTTAAATGACTAGAACTGAGCGACAACAAGAAGCTATTAAGAAATGGATTAAAGCTAAGGGTAAAGGAACTGTAGTGGCTCCTACAGGTGCTGGTAAAACTCGCATAGCTATCATGTCGATCAATGCTGTCAAAAAGAAATATCCAGGAATTAGAGTTCTTGTTGTTGTCCCTACAACTACTCTTAAAAGTCAATGGGAAGAAGAAATTTATAATTGGGATTTATCATTTAATGCTGAAGTAGAAGTAGTAAATACCGTCATAAAACACGATTATACTTGTGATTTTTTAGTACTCGATGAAACACATCGTTATGCAGCAGAAACTTTTTCAGAAGTATTTAATTGTGTTACATATAAACTTGTTTTAGCTTTAACTGCTACTTTTGAAAGATTAGATGGCAAAGAAAAAATTGTAGCCAAATATTGTCCAGTGGTTGATACTATTACTAAGCAAGAATGTTTAGATAATGGATGGATTTCAGCTTATAAAGAATATCAAGTTTTATTAGAAGTTGATGACATCGAAGAATATAAAACTTGTAATAGAGAATTTTTACAACATTTTGAATTTTTTGGATTTGATTTTTCTAAAGCAATTGCTTGTTGTGGACCAACAGGTTGGCAATATAAATTGAAATTAAGAGATGAAATGTATTCTGGTAATGATCCAGAAAAGAAAAAACAAATCCTAAATCAAATAACAATACATTCTGCTGGTTTAATGAGAACTATGCAGAAGAAAAAAGCCTTTATAAATAATCATCCAAAAAAGATTGAAGTTGCTAAAAAGATTATGGAAGCTCGTGAGAACTGTAAGATTATTACATTTAGTAATAATGTTAAAATGGCAGAATCCTTAGAAAATGGACAAAATGTTTATACAGGTAAAACAACCAAGAAAAAAGGTCGTGTAATGATAGAAGATTTTTTGTCTGGAAGAATTACTACTTTACATAGTTGTGCTAAACTTAATGAAGGATTTGATGATCCTGAGGTATCTGTTGCAATTATACTTGGAACAGACTCTAGTGAAATTAAAGCAGTACAACGTAGAGGAAGAGCATTGAGATTGTCTAATAATAAAAATGCAGAAATCTTTTATTTAATAATTGCTGATACACAAGAAACAAATTGGTTTAAAAATTCTCACAAAAATGACCACGATTATATAACCATTGATGAAAAAGGATTAGATAAAGTATTAGCTGGAGAATCTCCAGAACCTTATAAACGCAAGATTAAAGAATTAACATTTAGATTCTAATTAATTAACAATTATGCGTTAACTAAAACAGAGAAATCTGATTAAATAATAGCAGCTAAGTAGTGATATTTATGCTGTGGAAAAATTTAATATAAATATAGATAACGAACTATGTTTAATGGAACGTTATAAACTTACGCCAACAGAGTTATTTACCATTAAAGTAATTCTGTTGGCGCAAGAAGAAAGTGAATATGAATGGATTCAACGATTTGCACAAATACAAAGTATTCGACCTATTATTGAAGAATTACAAAATAAAGAAATAATTCTAAAGAGTTGGAAAATTCCACCATCTGGTTCTAAACTTGATGTTGAAGATATTCCTTTTAATAAGAATTTTATTAAACAATTCTTTAGAGCATCTTTTGAAATGGGCCGAGAATTATTTGAAGTATATCCACAAACTACTAGTGTTAAAGGACAAATTTTTAATTTGCGTCGAATATCAAAGAAATTTGATAGTCTTGAAGACGCATTTGCTCGATATGCTAAGTATATTAAATATAAAGATGAAACTCATAAGCAAATTTTAGATTTGGTTAAATGGGGAATTGAAAATGGATATACTTTTACGACTTTGGATTCATTTATAGTAGACCAAGATTGGAATAACTTACTCAACGTAAAGAACGGTGATATAGTTAATGTTAATACTGATGCTATTAAAATGATATGATGACACATAAAGAAGTAGATTTAGACTATGTTAAATCTAATTATAGTGGATTTGAAGATTCAGAAATCATATTAAAACACTTATTAAAAAATGATCCAGAATTACAATTAGTTGAATCTGGAATGTCTGGTTCTATTAGAGTAAATTTAGTAAGAAAAGGTAAATTCCTTGCTGCAATAAGTAAATGATAATATGACCGTAACTGAACTAATAGAAAAGCTTAAAGATTTTAAATCTGGACATGGTGATTTAAATATTTATGTATTTGAAGAAGGTTATGGATATTCTGAGCCATACTTAGCTACAATATTAGGAGATTTAGATCATTGTTTAGACGAAATATATCCAGAAATAGATATATTCAGAGAAGATAAAGAAGCTTTATTACTTACACACGAAAGATGGATAAATGACCGTAACTGAATCTCTTTTTAAGGAGATTGATTTAGGTAGAGAGGGTCGTTTGCAAGGATATTCTATGGGTTTACCAAAGATTGAATCTATAATGGATGGTGTAACTCGAAGAACTATGACTATTCTTGCATCAGGTACTGGACAAGGTAAATCAAGTTTTATTCTATATGCATATGTTTATAGACCTCTAATGGAACATATAGATGATGACAATTTCTATGTTTCGTATTTCTCTTTAGAGATGCCAGCAACTGTGATATTTGGTAAATTACTTTCTACTTATATATTTGAAAAATATCATAAAAGACTTTCTATAACAGAGATTCTTTCTAGAAAGAAAGGATATATTCTTAATGATGAAAATTATGAGATTGTTAAAGATTGTACTGAATGGTTAAATAAAATAGAAAAGAAAATTCATATATATGATAAGTCTTTAAATGCTGATAAACTCTATGCTATCTTAATGAAGAAATTAGAAGAGTTTGGAAAATTTGAAGAAACTGAAAGTAGAAAAATTTATAAACCTCATAATCCTGATTTACTTTATGAAGTAGTAATTGATCATGTTGGACTTCTCCGTCCTTCTAATGGTCATAACAAGAAAGGTGAAATTGATACTACTGTCGCGTATTTAGTAACACTCAGAAATATGTGTGGAATATCTCCTACTTTAATTCAGCAAATCAATAGAGAACAAAGTAATATTGAGAGATTTAAAGCTGGAAGAACTGGAATCCAATTATCTGATTTAAAGGAAACTGGTGATACTACTGATGCAGCAGAAGTTGTTATTGCTCTATATGGTCCAAATAGAGATAAACTTAATACATATCGAGGATATGATGTCAAAACACTAGGTGACCATATAAGAATGGTTCAAATTCTAAAGACACGATTTGGTAGTGCAGATATTGAAGTAGCTGTGAACTATCATGGAGATGTCAATGAATGGTATGAACTTCCTTTACCTAATGAAATCTATGATTATGAAAAATATTTAACACCTGATTATATCAATAATAAGGGAGATGAAGAAGAGATAGAAGAAGATAATTCTAATGATAGTACATTTAAATTAATAATTTAATGGCTTGTAGTACACTTTGTATATATGGAGAATCTGGAACTGGTAAATCTACTAGTTTACGTAATTTAGATCCTAAAACAACCTTTATTATTAGTACAACTGGTAAACCTTTACCATTTAGAGCTTGGAAAAAGAAATATATTCCTTTTACTATCGATAAAGATACGAAGGAACTTTCTGGAAATTATTATATAAGTTCTAATTCCGAAAAGATTCTCAAAATGTTAAAGATTATCAACACTAAAATGCCTCATATTAATGTTGTAGTTATAGATGATATGCAGTATATCTTATCTTATGAATTTGTAGACAGAGCTACAGAAGTTGGATATACTAAGTTTTCTGAAATTGCTCAACATTTGATGGAAATCTTGAGATATGCAGAACAAATGAGGGATGATTGTACTATGTGTTTCTTAACTCATAGTGAAAATGTTGGAACTGAAATAGATCCTAAGTATGTTATTAAAACTGTAGGTAAACTGTTAGCTGAAAAAGTAACTTTGGAAGGTTTGTTTACTTATATGTTCTGCACAAAAGTTGAAGAAGGAGATGATGGCAAAATGCAATATAAACTTATTACCAATAACAATGGACAGTGTTTAGCCAAAACTCCTATGGGTATGTTTGATGACTTAGAGATTGATAATGATTTAAATGAGATACTTAAGGTAATTAAAGAATATGATGAAGAATAATGTTAGAAATACAATCATCTAAAATCGTTTTGACTCTAGTTGATACAGAAACTGGAGAGTTGTTTACAAAAGAAGCTACATTTGGAGAATTTGTAGAAGCTAAGAAAGCCTCAACTACATCTCGTGCCAAGAAACCAAAGGATACAGATCCTGTTCCTAAGCTCATTGTACTTGATGGTAAAGTACAACTCAATAATAAAGCAGTTGAATTAACTGGATTTGAACCAGAAATGAAGATTGCTATTGAATTCGAAAAGAAGGGTAGGCAAATTACTCCTATCTTATTCGAAGACGATAATAAGGGTAATAGACTTACGAAGACATATACTATTTCTTGTCGTGGTTCTAAGCATGATAATCTTATTGAATATGGTACAGTCTTTGAATTGATTCCATATGAAGGTAAACCTAATTTCTTTAAGTTAAAGGGAGATGCTCCTGAAAAGGAAGATGATATTATAGACCTTCCTAAAGAAATAGCTGAGCCTGATGAAATAGAAGAAGGTGATGTTGAGGAACCAACCTCATTAGATGATTTTGATTTAGAATTCTAAATCTAAGAATTAAGTAGATAGTTATATATAAGTAGATATTTTAGAATATAGATGTATATTCTAATTATGTTTAATGTTTTATAACTATATGAATTTTAATTTTTCAAATCTTTCTGAG